CTTTAACTATACTTGGAATGACTGTAGACTTAATAATGATAAGTCCATTTGTTCTCAAAGCAAGTTTGGTAACTACACTTATAACTGTTGAAGCGTCAATAGATCCATCTTCACCAAATGGTGTGGGTACGCAAACAAATGATGCATCCGTATCAGGATCTACATCATTAACGTCTGTACCTAGATTAGGATCTATTAATTGTAATTTGTTATCAAAGCAAGTAAAGCCATGTTCAACAGCTTTACCTACGAAACCATATCCAACAATGGCAATGCTCTTAGGCATGACCAACAGTTTCTCTTTTAATATCTTGATGATTAAACTCTGCCCAATACAACTCAAAGGCAACACCTTCTTCAAGGCATTCAAACTGATGATATACCCCAGGTTTTACCTTAGTGTACATCCCAGGATCTAGAATAGTCTCATCAACTAAATCATAATCTTTCTGCCATACTCGAATAAGCATTCGACCACTCTCGACATAAAAACCATTCCACTTAAACTCGTGGAGATGCTTAGAGCATACTCCACCTTTGTTCATTTCAATTCGGTGGAACTCTAGTGCACCATTGGCTTCTACTAGTTCTGTCCCACCCCATACTTTACCTGCAATCATAATTTACCACCATCCTAGTTTATTTGTGTTATGTATAATAATAGCAAAGCAAGTAAGGATGTGGATAACCCACCAGAATGTTCTGATAGCCGCTACTGCATTTGCTTGTGCATCCGTTTCGCCTACCTTTTCACCAAGGCTTTTAGCCCAGATTCGCCATGCTGTTTTTAGCATTCCATTAATATCCATTCGGTACTAGGACGTAATGTATCGTAAGTACGATTCCCAACGAAGCACCAAGCCCAACCATCATCTTCAAGAAGTCTTTACCTATTAATGGAAACACTGTCTTGATTTTTCCCTTACCTGTATATGTAGCCATTGCTAACTCACGTCCACATAAGAGACCCACGAACACCCATGTTGTTGACATAGGAATATCATTCAACTCTTTAAAGAAGAATAGGATTGCCCAATAGACTGCATCGATAATAGTAGCAGAACGTACATAACGTGTGTTGTGCTTCTCAATAACAATCTGTTGGATCTTACCACCACCTTCACGTAGCATGAATGCCAAACCACCAACAAAGACTACACTAACCATAATCATCAATGAAATGTCAAGTTGTCTTGGAAGGAACACTGCGATATTAGCTACATCATGAGATAACCAAGTAAACCATAAGAAACCTGTTGTGATCCATTGACCAATTCTCCAATATGCTTTATGTTCTGGTTTAACATCTTTAGTTTCATCTAGAATACGACTTACAATCATCCAGATTGCATAAGCGGCAACTGCGGCAACAGCATAACCCATCATGGATTTCATTAGCATTTTCTCTAACACGAATGTAGATGCAAATGCCGATAGAACTAAGAACGATGTAGATACTGGAACACCTACTCTGGTCAATAGCAAAAGAACTGCTGGTGCTAGTGCATGATACCATTGTACTTCTTGAAATGGAATCTTATTAAGTCTTCCATAACTAATATCACCACCATTCATATACCAACCATACCAAAGAGTATAGAGTAGAACACCAGAAGCGGCTAACCACATAGTCTTCCAACTAAATCTTTCATTATTACTTGCTATCCAAGTACCCAAAGTTTGTACAGAATCATTTGCTATTACTGCGTAAGCGGCGAATATAAATCCTACCACCATCCATATCGTTAGTGCGTCCATGTTTAAGCCTTTTTCCTAAATTTACGTAAACGAGCAAACAACCTCAATTGCTTCTCTGTTATAATTCGTTTTGTTTCACTACGGCGACTACGTGCCGCCTTTGACAATTGCATTCTAATTGCTCTATTCATAATCATATAACTCCATTCTTGTAGATATATTCCAAAGCACGATCTGCTTCGACTTGAAGTGGTCTATTGTTATACCAATTACCATTCTCTGCGTCAAACTGAGAACACATCTCTGCTATCTGATCAGAGGTAATTGGGTATCCACGATAGCTTGCATTCCCTGCTGTCTTAACCATTATAGCATACATCTTAGAATACCAACCAGTTTCATTGATTGTTACATATTCTGCGGCTAGGTTCTTAGGCCAGAATGGGCAGTCATGATAACTAGACCACGAGTATTCTGTATTAGTCAATCTACTCTTACGATGTTCTAATACTGCTTTCTGTAATTCGGGTGACAGTCTATCCATAAAGTTCTTACTATCACGCCGACTGTCATATGGATGCGTTGCTAGAAGCTCTTCCACATCAAGAGGCCGACCACTGTTAACGTAAAAGAAGTTAAAAGCGTTAGCGTAGTCAGCTGGTATGTAATACATTCTAGACAAGTCTTTAGTCTGTGCATCTCCAATTGAATCTGACCACTTATTGAGGGCATACCAGAAGTGACGTATTCTAGGTTCGTCAACCTCTGTTTCAAGATTGAATACAATCCGAAACTTAGGATGTACGTCCGTACTACTAGCAGTGCTATACACAACATAATCAAGATCACCATACTTATCATTAAGTTCATTTTCTAAATCCCCTTCGAAGACATGATCGTCAACATCAATAGCACACCAACTTCCCCAAGCCAATACGTTCTTGTTGGCTCTAGTAGTATCTGGTTTATAAATTGCTGGTGAAATGAGTTCTGCATGCTTCTTTCCTTCTGATGGTGTTGTTGACAGTTTACGCAATAGTCCAACAAAATCATCCCAAGACTGGAAGTCAATCCGCTTGTCTGTTTTGTTATCATACTGATTTTTGAAAACTGTCAACGAGTACATTATACTAGGTCACTTTCCTTCACAAAGACACCATCAATCATACGACCTTTGCGATCTTTAATATCATCGTAAGCCACCTGTAGACATTCTTGCATAGACAAGTTATTACGAGCCATGATGTTAATTAGAACCACCATCATATCACCGATATCATCACGGATGTCTTTACCTTTACAGATGCTATCTGACAACTCACCTGCTTCTTGAATGAGTTTAAGGTACTGATCTTTATCAGTAGAACCCTCAATCAAATTGCGGTCATGATGCCATTGTTCAATTAATTCGACAAGATTTTCCAAGTGTGTCTCCAATCATCTACTTGATTTACGTTCTTAAAGTTAAGTGCGGTAGCGATATCATGATCGTTACCACCAACCATAGTCTTATCTCCAAAGAAGGTTATCTCTCCTTCAAAGTCTGGTAAGATCTGAGCTTTGCCACATCCAACAGGTGTTATATCCAATCCAGTCTCGCCTGCTACTGTAGCCATGACGTGACCTTTAAATCTATAATTGAACTCATCGGCAATAGCCTTGCGTTCTTGGAACATCTCTTCATACCAAATGTAATCTTGACGTTGAAGAGGACCTGCATTCCTACCAACCACACTGAAGTTACACAACCCAGGCCGATGATCGAAATGATTACCAGTCCTCATAGTATATCTTGAACTGTGTAGTTTGTCAAGTAGAAAAAGGTTAGCTTCATGAGATAGTGACCAATCATTTGTTTTGATACCAACTCCTTTATTGTAAACATCGTTACCAGAACATTGATAGCATTTTAAAGTCTCCCACAGATCAAATCCAATCTGATCAATGGTCATCTCTTTCGGAGATCCAGTGACTAGTGTAACACTACGATCCTTTGCCCAATCGACAAAGAATTCACGAAACTCTGGATGCATCTTACTTCTACTAGGTGTAAGGGTTCCATCAACATCAAATATGTAATTCATACGAAAAACTCCTCTAGTGTCATTGTATCTTCATGCCGCCAACCGATAGCAGACAGAATAGGATCTAGAGGATCTAGGAACGTCTTCTCAAACTGCTTCTCGTAGTCGATGTAGTTATGTAGCTTCATCTCTTGAGGAAGGTACTGCGGAAATCCAATAGCATTCTCTTTGATAGGATTAGGAAGTCGCATATAAGCAAACTTGATCTTCTCACCATTTTGGATAATGCCATATCTTTTGTCTAGTCCCAAACGCTTTATCTCGTTATTGTAGTTGATAGCACCACGCACATGTATAGGACAAGACTTCTTATATGGCTTATTACCATTCCGACTTGTAGGTATATCAATCCACTTGTCAACATCACTTACTCCACGTGGAAACGATACTTCTTCGGGAGAAAGTGTATTAAACTCTTTTCTGAATTCCGAGATATATTGCTGAGTGGTTTGTTCCGTTCCGCTAATGATAACCTTAAAGATCTCTTTGAGTTTGGTACGGACAACCATAGGTGTAGAAGACTTGATAGCCTCAATGCCCATGATCTTAAGTTTAGGTTCAGCATATTGAACACCTTCGTTGTTGTGTACGTTTAGAATGTATCTCTTCTTAGCAGTCCAGATACCACGGTTAGCGATAACCTCACGCTCCATAACCATACGTGGCATGTAAGCGTTCATATGAGTAAAGAGTTCTGAATAAGCAACTTCTAGCTTCTTGACGAAATGCTCTTCACATATCTTATCTAGACCTTTGACTGGATCCTTCAGACCTAGCTTATTGACAATATCATTGAAGGAAACATATAGAGAGTCGGTGTCAATTGCAATCACATAGTCTTCATCTTCTGTTTTGAGAATAGAATTCATCTCTTTGTTAACAGCCTTCTCTGCCCACATAATGGACAACTGACCAGACAATGTGATACCTTCTGCCATACGCAAATCATAGTAACGGAAGTATCTATTACCTAATGCGCCATACAAAGAGTTGAGTAAGATCTTAATAGCCATCTGTTGGTTTTCGAGATTGTTGATAAGTTTCTCGTCTTCAATAGAGCCTGTCTTCTCGAAACGTTTCTTGGCTTCAATCATCTTACCCTTAACAGATTTACGTTCTGCGTAGTAATCCACAATGATCTTTGGTAGAATACCTTGCTTGTCTTTACGGTACTGAGATCCGTTAGCCGCCACTGAGTATTCACTCGCTGCAGGGCTTCCGTTCAAGTAACGCTCAACTCCATGGTCTAACATACCGGGCATAAGTGTCTCAGGCGACATGTTATATTGTACAATTAAGTTAGGATACAGTGAAGCCAAGTCAAAAGATACTACCCAATCGTGAGAACCTACCATAGGATCTTTAACATAACCACCTGGGTAAGATGTCTTAGGATGATCTTGCATAGGTGGTACGATGATATTGTCTAGTGACAACTTTCTATAGATGATCGAGTCCCATATAGCAGTTGTACCAAATGTATCGGATACGTTAACACCACCACGATATGTCATAGTAAGAACTAGGGCAATCAACCCCATCTTCTCGTCAATTCTCTCCACAACTTGAACATCACGGATGTTATAGTCAATGAACTTTTGGTGATCATTCTTATACAACTCATGAAGAGATCCATGCTCCTCATAGGATAACTTACGTTCACCTAGAACTGTGTGTGCAATATGATCTAGAGCATAGGACTCTTGAGTTCCATAGCTATAGCCAAACTTCTTAAACAACTCCATATAGTCGGCTTGTTGAATACCAATAAGATCGTAGAACTGATGCTCTCTACCCATTATGGTTTTGTTACGATCATTAACCATCTTCCAAGGGGATAGTCGTTTAACTGCCGCAGGGCTTCCGATACGATACAGTCGATTTACTAGGTAAGGTATGTCAAAGAATTTGATGTTCCAACCTGTAATGATATCAGGTGTATTCTTCTCCCAATATGCAAGAAACTTTGTAAGCAACTCTTCTTCGCTTACGCACTTTGTATATTGAATAAGGTCATCACCCATCTTAAGTTCTGACTTCTCGTGATCATAGTCATCAAGACCCCAAACACGATAGACACGAGACTTACTAGATTTTAAGGCAATTGAGATAACAGGAAACAATGCATCTTCTGGCTTAGGGAAACCTTCTTCAGAAGCAACCTCAATATCGAAGTTGACAATGTTTACATACTCTTTCTTAAACTTGATATCTGTGGGGAAACGCTCAGTGATAAACTGTGAGACATAGTTGTGATTTCCATAGATCTTGAATGCCTCAAGTTCTTTGTACTTGTCACGAAAGTCATTGGCTTCACGCATAGAAGGAAACCGTTTGGGCTGTAGAGGCCATCCATCAAGTCCACGGCAAGGTGGATTGTCTTTGTCTTGGGACGTAATATACAAAGTAGGTTCATACTTGATTCGCTTTTCTATAGCGGCACCGTTATCGTTGTAACCCCGATATAATAGCGAATTACCATACTTGTTGATAGATGTGTAAAATGACATTTAGAATCCTTCAGTTGTTAGTCACATTATATAATAGATTGACACAAATGTCAAATGAAAAAGGGGCTGTTAAGCCCCTCTTTATCTTTATAGATCTTTACTATCCGTTAGCATGAGATACTTAGCTTCTTCGTAATAGCCCATTCTATGCAATTCGGATGCGGCACGAGCCTTACCTACTGATAGAAAGAAGCCGTTAAAGCCACTAAATAACCCACTCAATGGGGCATTGACGAAGTTTAGAATTGCTGTAGACATTATACTGATCCTTTTAAGTTTGCGTTTACTTCAACTGCTTCGACAAATTCGTCACTGAAGTTGATACGGTTCTTTAAATGATCAATGTGTCCATGAGCCATACCGTAAATATCACCTCTACACAAACCAATATCTTGTAGGTCTGCATTACTTAGTTTGTTCAACTCATTAATAGTTTTACGCACTAGAGATTTATGTTTATGATGTGCTCTCAGAGATCTGAAAGTTTCTAAAATTGTTTCGATTGCCCGAATCGAAAAGCTATGGGCTGTTAGTATGTGTTGCATTAGGTTTATCCTCTGAACCAATATTGATTTTACGAGGACGCTGATCTTCTGGGATGATAAACTTCAATTGAATTGCTAGAATACCGTCTTGAATATCGGCTCCGTGCACTTGCACGTGTTCTGATAGCCTAAAGGTGCGTTTGAACTTCTTAGTGGAAATACCACGGTGAACGTATTCACGACCTTTTGTTTTGTGTTCTCCAGTTACAGTTAATGTCCGTTCATGCAACTCAATGTCAATTCCCTCTTTACTGAAACCTGCGACTGCTAACTCAATAAGATAGTCACTCTCAGATGTCTTGAGGATATTGTGAGGTGGGTAATGATCATGGGCATGTTTGGTAACATGATCCAATTCTTTAAAAAGGTGATCAAAGCCCACGAATGCGGCGGATGGAAATAGCCCTGTGGCTGTAGTTTTGCTTATCATAATAGTTTCTCCTGTAAAGCAAGAAGGGGTTAGTAGCCAGATCATCTGCACTACGCCCTTATTTAGTCATTTGTTAATTTTTACTTATTGCCTATGTTGTACTTGGGACATAGTTCCCACTTCACCTTCT